GATAAAAATTTTAGAGTTAATCCAAAACTAAGAGATAATGCGATCAAAGAAATTAGAACAAAGGTAGATGGAATTAGAAGCGAGCAACAAGCTATAGATGCTTTTGAATTATTGACCAATCCAAAATCTTCATCAACTCCATATCAAACTCCTGAATTATTTGTAGAAGGAATTAAGTTTGGCCAACTGCAAGGAAAAGATTTAAAAAATTTGCCAGCTGTAAGAAAAGCCATGGGAGAGGTTACTTCATTTGATTACAGCAAAGCAGGAGATTGGAAAAAGGCATTGCAAGATGAATCTCTTGCCACATCTTCTACTATGGCTAAACTTGGAGGTTTGTCTGGAAGAGCAAAAACTTTTGATGAGATAAGAAATTTAAATAATCTTGATATTGAAACTGGAAAACCTGGTTTTTTAAAAACCCCTGAAGAAATATACCTAGGATCAACTGGTAAATATTCACCGCCTCTTAATAAAAAAGGACAAGTAGAACTAGAAGATAGCACTATTATCAACAATGTTGAATATTTAAGATTTAAAAAAGATGCAGGTGCTTTAAGAAATACTTATGCACCAAAAGTTTTTCATAATTCTTTAATGGAATCTACAACAGATTGGTTAGCAAACAGCCCAACTCCTTTAAAGAAAATATATCAAGGGTTGTTAGGATTAAAAGTTATATCTCAGTATGGTAAAACTATTTTAGGACCCACGGCTCAAATAAGAAACAATACCAGTGTTCCATTTATGGCATTAATGAATGGAAACCTTGGGCCTACCGGAGAGTTTACTAAAAATTTTAAAATAGCTTTTTCTGGAATTTTTGATCCTAGGAAAAAAGCGCAATATGCAAAAGAAATTGCGGAAGCTAGAGAATATGGAGTCATGGTTGGTAAAGGAACACAGCTTCAAGAAGCTTCTGATATTCTTACTTTCGCTACAGACGATGTGGCATTTTTAGCCAAAGCAAAATCACAATCTGTATTTGATGTAATGAGAAAACCTTTATCAAAAGCAGAAGGAGTTTATACAGGATCAGATAATGCAGCCAGGATGATTAACTTTAGCGGAGAAAAATCTAAATTTGCTAAAGTTATAGAAAAATCTGCGGACAGTGATTTTATTCCAGTTAGCTCTGGAAGAAACATGGCAGATCCAGATATTCAAAAACTTATTAAACCAGACGGCACTATTAATGTTGGAGAGTTAAAGAGAGCAGCGCCAATTAAAAAAGGAGATGATGTTTTAGACAAGTTTATTAAAGGTGAGTCTGCTGATATAGCTTTAAATGTAACTCCTACTTATTCTAGGGTTCCAGAAATAGTTAAATCATTAAACTATGTCCCAGTGGTTGGTAACTTTACAGCTTTTCCAGCTGAAGTTATAAGAAACTCTTTAAATACTTTACAAAGAGCAGTTAAAGAAATAGCAAGCAGCAACCCAGAGCTGCAAAAAGTTGGCGCTAGAAGACTTGCTGGAGGTGTAACAACTACCGTTGGTATCCCAGCTGGGCTAACAGCTACAGCATTAGCTTTAACTGGAGCAGATAAAGAACAATTAGATGCATACAAAAGATCGTTTGCTGCACCCTGGGAAAAAACAGCGACAATGATTCCAACTGGCACAGACTCTGCTGGAAACATTACAGGTTTGTACAACTTTAGTTATACAAATCCATACGACTATTTGCAAAAACCATTTAAAGCAGCAATGAACGCATACGCTAATGGCAATAGAAACGAAGCAAGCATAATGAATGTAGCATTGGAAGCATCAAAAGACTCAATTGGTGAATTTGTTAGCCCTTTCTTGTCACCAAGCATGGGATCAAAAGCTTTGGTAGAATCAGTATTTGTTGGTAAAACGGATACAGGTAAAACTATTTACAATGAATCAGATATGTTGGGAGACAAAATGGCCAAGGGCACCCTTCATTTCTTTAATGCAGTAGCTCCAACGATTACTCCAATTAAAATTGAGATAGATGCAGACGGTGTTCAGTTTGTTCAAAAAGATTTTATTACAGCTGCAGCTGCAATGGTTACAGGAGAAAAAGATTTAATTAGCCCTAGAGGAAAACCCATTGATGTTGCAGAAACTATGGTGTCAGCATTTTCTGGTATTAAAGTTATAAAACCACAAATTGAAAGATCTTTGTATTACAAAGCTGCTGAAGCAAAAAGGGCTATTAGAGAAACAACCAATGAATTTAATAGATTGTTAAGATCTAACAATAGAAGAGATGCAGAAGATTTTATTCAAGGCTACATTAATACAAATGAAGCTAGGTATAACTCACTAAGAACTCTTTATACAGCAATTGATGACGCTAGAACGTTGGGCTTAAATGAATACAGCATAGACAACCAACTTAAAATTGCAAAAGTTGCAAACAGAGACATGGTTATGATGGGTCTATTTAATCCTAGCGAAGTTAATCCAGATGTTTTACAGTTTGCTATGCAGGGAACAGAAAATAAAGCAGCTCAAGATGTGCCTTTAGCAAATTTATATGGAGCTCAATCTGATATGTTGGGACAAGGATTACAAGGACAATTTTTAGATCCTGGCTCAAAACCAACCCCTCCTCCAATCTCAAGAGCATCAGATGTTCTTAGAGAAGAAGAAATGAATAAAATACTGGGAACACCATAGTTTGTTCAACAAATACAACGCAAAGAAAATTACGATTGACGGCATTACTTTTGACAGCAAGTTAGAGGGCGCTAGGTACAATCATTTAAAAGAATTAGAATCTATGGGCCTTATCTCTGACATAGAGATACACCCACCCTTCCCCTGTGTGGTCAACGATAAAAAAGTTTGTCTTTACAAAGCTGACTTCAGATACAAGAACAGCGAAGGGGCTATGATAGTAGAGGACACCAAGGGGATTGAAACCCCTATGTTTAGATTGAAGAAGAAATTAGTAGAGGCACTGTACCCAGGCACAGAAATACTCGTAATAAAAAAACCAAAAGGCTAGAAGGGAACTCCGGTTTCCACCCAGGGTTTGATTTGAAGTAATGTGCCATTTAATAATCTCTTAATGTTGTCAGCTTTTTCTAACAGTTCTGTAGGAAACCCAGCGTTTACTACTTGAATCAATTCTTTGCTGGAATAAAAGTTATTGTCTTTTGAGCTCTTGGCCTCCGGAACATTAACAAATCTAAAACCATCCTTCTCATACACCACCACGTCTTTGTCTTTCTCAATCATTACCGCAGGTATTAGCTCTGGGATATAGTTATGAAGACTACAACCTTTAAGCTGCCGATCACTGCTAATCTTTTTATCGTGTTGATCGCAATGCCAATGTGCGTCTCCCTTGTCCATATCAATCTTTGCAAATCGACATGAGCGACAATGGATGTTTTCAGGCAGTGCTCTCCCCAAATAAGATGCTTGTTGCTTCGGAGTCATGAAGCTACGAATGCGGTAATCAGTCTCTGGTATATAATTTTCTGGTGGATCTTCTCTCGTAAGAATGTCTTTAGCTTTGTCCATCAAAGAATCGAACAGGATTTTATCATACTCAACTACTTCGGTATATAAGTCTGAGTTATTTTTATTATAAACAATGGCTATGGCGTGCTTAAAGTTAAACAAGCCCATGTATAAATGTAACTGGGCCTCGTATTCATCTGACCATTCACAATAACTGCCCAGCTTTTTTAAGTTCTTGAACCTACTGTCGTTGGCTGTTTTGAATTCTAGAAGGTATGGATTGTCTGCGTCCATGCCTGGAAAGTTGCGACCCACGCCATCTATGTGGCCCTTAACGTGCCCACCCAATGCTTCAGTCTCAAACTGTTTGCCATGGCTGTCAACGTCATATATGGAAGCCCCAGGTATCTTTCTTAGCTTCTTAATCAAGTCATCCTCTACCACGTTGCCAAGATCTAACAAGCGCAAGACTCTGGGCTCCCAATCGTTAGGCATGAGCCAACGATACCGCAACCAAACCAATCGCTGGTTAGGATTGCCAATGCCACTGATCCCTAAATAGAATCTCTGGTGTTGCTTTTCTTGTAACTCAACTTCATCAAGTAACTCGTGTATCTTGGTCATAAAACTATCTCCTCATTTTTCTTGGTTTTAATACCAACAACGTTCTCATACTTGCCTTGTTTTTGTAAAACAATCTCAGATATTGTATCAAAAGCCCCATTGTTTATAAGCTCTGCAGCCATCCAAGCTTGCTTTGGTGAGCCCCATTCAGTAGTAATCTTGTTCCATTTACGCACTGCCATGTTGTGTGCGGTAGGGTGGCCAAACATCAATGGCATCTTTCTGGGAAAGAACTCGTCTTTGATTGTAAATATTACTTGGCAGTAATCGCTGCCATTCTTAGACTTAACAACAGCTGCATAGATGTCTGTTATGGGTTTCATAACTGGTTTAGCTTTGGCTTTCTCATCAGAGAGAACAGCCTGTCTTTCAGCTTTGGTTCGCTTGGCTACCTCTCTTTCTTTCTTAGTCCACAAAGATTTAATTTGCTTGGACTCAAAGACCTGGCCACACTCAATGCATTCTTTAGCAGCAGGAGAGTTAATGGCATTGCAGGCAGCACAAATCTTAGGATGGTATCTGCCTTGTACATTTTCTTCTGGAGTAACTTCGTCTAAACAGCCATGGCGCGCAACGTTCTCTCCATAATCTAATAACAAACAGTTGCTCTTATCGTCATGCAATCTCATGCCTCGCCCACACATCTGCACATACAAACCAATGCTTTGTGTCGGTCTAAGCAGTGCTATGCAATCTGTTCTTGGAGCGTCCCAGCCTTCAGTTAGAACGCCCACATTACATAGGGCGTGGATCTTTCCAGACTCAAAGTCAGCAAGTATCTTGTCTCTCTCTATGTTGGGCGTTTCCCCTGTAACTACAGCAGCTTTGATTCCATATTGAATTAAATACTGAGTCATCTTCTGGGCATGCAATACCGATACGCAAAAGAATACAGTGGCTGTCCTGCCTTTTGTGTAAGCATTGTCAAGCCAGTCACTTACAACCTCGATTATGGTTTCATCCACCATGGCCACTTGCTCTAATTCTTTTTCCCGGAAGTCTCCATTCTTAAACTTTAAGCTAACCGATCCTGCATCAATGATGGCTTTATCGTTAACAGCGTAAGCTGATAAGCGTGACAAGTAACCATCTCTAATAAGCTCTGGAATAGATATAGAGTAAGCAATGCCTTTAAAGAAATGATCCTTACGATCTCCATAGATGTAGCCTTGGCCCATGCGATAAGGCGTAGCAGTGCAACCCATAACTTTCATATCGCCACGAGCAGACAGCTCAGTAATAATCTTTTGATACCTGGTGTGTGATGTGGGTGGCACGTTGTGTGCCTCATCAATGATCATGTAATCAAACTTACCAACCTTGGCAAGTCTCTTGGGAGATGCCAGGGTATCTCTGCTGGCAACCAATACTTGGGCATCGTGTTGAAAGCGTTTCATCCCAGCTGCTAGAACGCCTACCGGCGCATCGGGCCATACCATCTTTAGTTTGCTCTCAGCTTGAGAAACCAATTCTTTTCTATGTGCTAGGACAATAAACCTGGCGTTAGGATCTTTGGCTAATACTTCTTTAATGAAGTGAGAAAAGATAATCGTCTTGCCAGCTGCTGTGGGCAATGCAAGTAAAGCATGTTCGTTGGTTGGTTTTGTTTTAAACCAATGATGCAGGGAGTCTATTGCATCCCTTTGGTAGTATCGAAGTTTCAATGGACAACTTTTTTTTCAGTGCTTCTGGGCGATCTTAAAAGAAACTCTAAATCTTCTACTGAATTTATATCAAGCTTCTCGTTTATTACAGTTGATATTAGCTCCATGGCCTCATAAGAATCTTCTGTAAAGTTAAACGACATGTCTATGGTAAATTTTAAAACAGTCATAACTGCTGTCAAAGTATCTAAGTCTTGTCTGTCCCAATCATCGATGCATATGGATAAATCCTGCATGACTGTATCGGATGTTCTCTTGTCTAAAGAATATTTTTTATCTTTGCTCATTTATTATTCTCCATTTGTTAATTTACTAATATCAATAGAATCTAAATTGTTAGTTGTTAAACCTTTTTTAAGATCAGCTAATAATTGACGAGCAACTAATTCAGTAAATATTTTATTAAAATCTGTATCTTCTCTTTTTTCGCCAGTTTTAGACACCGTTGGATAATAAAGTTGACCACCAAGATGTGTTAACATAGTTTCAGTTGCACCTTGCAAACCTGTTAATAAAAAATTTTCTTGTGCTTCTTTATAAATAGCACTGCTAAATATAATTTCTTCTAAAGTTTTATTGCTCATGCTCCATACTTCCTAAAAAATACAGTAAATCTGCTTTCTTTTTCATCTTTTGTATCCACGTTTAGTAAGGTTAGTTTAGCATCTTTTACTTTTTGATCTATTTCAAACGGCAGGCTGTCGAATGTTTGATCTAAAGAATCTAGCAAAGATTCCACCATGGTAATCAAGGCCTTTGCCTCTCTGGTATTTATTGACATTTTTTTCTCCAAAAAAAGTGAAACCCTCACAGCAAACAACTGGATTTCAAAGTTGCTAATAAACCGGCAATGAATTGCCCGGCATTGCTTATGTAATATAATCAATTGGGTTATAATTCTCCCAATTGTCTTCTTTGAGATAATACTTAACGTTATCTCTAATAAGGCGAGGAGTAGCCAAGGCATAGCCCAGGTCAAGCAAAGCTTTAGATACTCTCTCGGTTGTTTCATCTACAGAATCGCCATCTCTCTTTAATATGTCGACCTGGCTATGCAATTCCTTGATGAAATCCATCTACTTGTCCCAGTCAAACCCGTCATCGTCTGATGACTTTTCTGCTGGAGCAGGCGAAGGGGATGAAGGTTTTGCACTGGCAGTCCCTGCGGCGAACTTACCAATAACATTTTTATCATCCCACTTTGTTCCGTCTCCCTTGTCGTTGCCTTCTTCTATGCGAAGCGTTGCATGAAAACATATGTTCATCATGCTTTCGAGTGCCTCTAGGCCAAAGTTTTCGACATCGGGATCCATACCCATGGCTTTTCTCCAGTTACGAAGTTTGCCTTTGGATACATTCAAGCCATTGCCTTCAAGCATAAAGTTTTCCCAAACTTTTCTGCCTGCAAACTTAGGGCCAACAACTTCAAAAGTTATGTTGATCATTTTATGACCACTGCTTTTGGCAGTTCTTGACTCCCAGGTTTTAGCAACCATTTCATAATCGCCGGCTGGCATGGGACCTATCGAACTAGTATCTAGATCGTCTACGTCAGTTAGGTTAATTTCAAAATCAGACATTGTTTTTCTCCTATTTAGATTTTAAAGATTCTTTAAAAGCAGTCATAAATGCATCCCAATCTAAGTCTAATGGGAGGTTTCCCAAGTCGACTCTAGATTTAGCATCAAAGGCTGCTGCGTATTTGTGAAACAACTTTCGCTTGCCATATGACACAGCTCTGGTTGATTCCTTGAAACCTTGCCCACTTGTACGAGTTGATACCTCGTAGTTTGCAAACAAGTTGAAGTCTACCCATTCTCGTATCATTGCTGATACTTTCTTGTGTAGATTCATTTCCCAACGATCGTAGGGCTCACGCTCTGGATCGTTGAAAGTTCTAATGGCTACATGAGAAAGCAAGATGACGTGCATCTTTTTTTCTTGTAACCCATCAAACATTTGTAAAAGTCTGCGATATAACTCCGCTGACTCTGTATAACCTTTACCGAAGCCAAGGGCCTCAATTGATTTGATTGAATGATTTTGACATACCTTCTGTTGCACTAACTTCTCAGCCCAATCAGTTGTATCAAACACCAGGGTTCTATAGTCATGGTCTTCATCGTGCAATGTTTGTATCTGCTTAACGATGTCATCGTAGCTTTTACACAAAGGGAAGGAAGGAACATCGATAAAGTTAGTTCCGTCCTCAGTCTTAATGAAGATAGGCTTGGGTGCTTGTGAACCAAAGGTAGACTTACCTATGCCATCGGTTCCTGATATGTT